TTATCAATTAAGATGGTACCTAAGTATATTTCTGCATTTACTTCCATTACATCAGAAAACTGGGATGATGCAGTAGTTAACTCTATTATCAATAAGAATAAAGTTGACTCTCCAATGGAAAAGATCCTTATGCAATAGCCATAATTAACATATGAATAAAAGTTTAAATAGTATCCATCTAGGATTCGTTTATAACTATTATTTAAAATCTATTAAGGAGGAAATAAAAGATTATGATTGGTACAAAAATCATTCTTGAAGACCAAAGTTATATTCCCTCTCTGAATGTAGCCGACTCTACTACAAGACCAATTGTATTTGCTGGTTTTACATCTGATAAAGGGACTGAAGAATATACTAAATGGCAAGGCGATGATTTCTTCGATCAATATGGTGAAATCTCGTTTGCTCGTCATGGTCAACCATTACTCCAAGCTGCTAACGTAATCAACAACGGCGGTATTGTTTATGCAAAACGTGTTGTTGACCCAACTTCTCGTTTAGCTATGCTAGGTGTAGTTGCTCATGTGAAAGAAATTTCTCGTCAAGAAGCTCGAATTAAAATTGATCCATTGACTGGATCTCCTATTACTAAAGCTGATGGCTCTTATGTAACAGTTGATTTATATTGGAAAGCTACTGATGTAGCATCTATTTCCGATCCAGCACAACGCCCTACATATACTAAAGAAGAAGCTGGTGTAGATGGCATTGCTGCTATGTACAAAGTATGTCAAGTTAACTACTCTGTAGAAACTTTGGCTGCTGAAGAAAACGTTCATGGTAATGACTACGTTGCTACTGCAAAAGCATTCTATGACAAATACAAAAACAAAAAAGATAACAAATTCCCATTGTTCTTGATTATGGATAATGGTCGTGGTGTATCTCAAAAGAATATTACTATTTCCTTTGATTCCACTTTGTCTCGTTCTGCACAATCTGCACGTTACGTATTGGACATCGATGAAAACAGTAATACATTAGAATCTATTGTATTCTCTTTGAATCCTTCTGAAGTTGAAGCTGGATACAATCTATTCTTTGATTCCGTTGTTAAACGTACTTCTAAGCAAGTTAAATGCTATGGTTATGAAGACCAAATGCAATTATTCTATGCTAAAGTAGCAGCTATTGCTGGTATCTCTGAAACTCGTTTACGTGAATCTGATATCATTGGTGCTCGTACTTGGAAAGGTGATGTATTCAAAACTTTTGAAGTACTAGAATCTACTAATGATGGTGTAGCGACAGTTAAACTTGATAGCTTTGCTGGTCATCCATTGACTGGTGGTTATAATGGTGATACTTTCGGTACATCTCCTATCTCTAACTATAAAGGTGTAACTGATGCTACATCTGTATATGCTACAGAAATGGCTAAAGTATACAATGGTGCTTTCAATGATGATATCTATGATATCGATAACAACCCAATTGACATTGTTGTCGATGCTAACTATCCTCATATTGTAAAACGTGCTATTGAAACACTTTGTTCTTTCCGTCAAGACGTATTCTATTTCCGTGATATGGGTACTAAAGGTCTTAGCAATCTTCTTGCAATCAAGAATGCTAAAACTTTGAATACTGGTGGTAATAACCGTTACGTTGCGACTTATTGTCAATACTTCGATATCTTCGATCCATATACTCGTAAACAAATTACAGTTACTATGGGTTATGCTATTGCTCGTTTGATTTGTATGCACTTCTCTAATGGTCGTTCCTTAGTATGTGCTGGTCAAAGCAATGGTTGGACTGTTCCAGAAATTATCGAAGGTACTTTATCTTACGTTCCTAAGATTACTCCTGCAGGTGACCAAGTTGCTGAAATGGATGATCTTCGTATTAACTTTGGTAAGTACTATAACGGTATCTTCTCTCTTGCATCCGAATATACTTCTCAAGATATCTTTACACAATTAAGCTATGCTAATAACGTATTGTCTATCCAAGAGTTGATTAAACAAATTCGTATTGCATGTCCTAAGTCCCGTTATAAATTCATTACTGGTACTGACTTTGAAGACTATAAACAAGACGTACAAGCAGTTATTAACAACAACGCTAATAAATTTGCTTCTATCTCTATTGACTTCAAATCTGATTCTGCATATGCAGCAAACAAAATTGTTTATGCAGTTATCCAAGTATCTTTCAAAGATTTCGCACAAGCTGAAATCTTCCGTATCGTTGCTATTCCAATTGCAACTACTGTTAGTGCTAATGCTTAAGGGGGATAAATAATATGGCTGGACGTACTGCTGGTGCTGTTAACTTTATCTTCGACGGCACTAAAGAAATTCGTGATTTGACACAATATGCCTTGTTCCGTGGTGTAACTGACTGGGCTAACTTACATCAATTTAACCAATTTGAATCTGGTTATGGTATGCTTATCGTTTTAACTATCCCAAACTTCTTGAAAGCTTTGGCAGCTAAAAGTGATAAATACCAAAAACTTATCGATACATATGTGCATGTATTAGGCTCTACCTTTACTATGCGTTATTTCGAAAAATCTGGTTCTATCATGACTAAAGTTCATGAGTTGTTCTTACGTGGTGTTAAAGACCCTACAACTCAAGTTAAACATTATCATGGTCTTATTGAAGATGGTACTATTAAAGAACCTGGTTTTGACCAAGAAGTATTTAGCTTCTTATATATTGTAACTGATAATACTTTGATGAACGTTGAAAAAGCATTCTATATCGTAGCTGCTCAACCAACTAACGCTGACTTGAATATCTACAATATCGAACGTGGTGATATTGGCTTCAAAGAATTGTCTGTTGAATTCTCTGGTTTCCCTATTACTAATACTATCATCAACCAAAAAGCTCAAAGCTTACTTGATTGGGTACGTAAAGGTACAATTTGGGATGAATCTGAAATGACTTACTCTGGTGTAACTCATATGAAACCATATAGTAATATCCTTACTCCTAATGGTGAAGGTAACACTGGTAAAGGCGTTTCTTATACTGGTTAATAGATTTTAATAATAGAATAAACAACAGTGGACTAGGAGTTAATCTCCTAGTCCATTTATTCTTTTTATTTTTGTAACAATATATTGACTGCGTATGAGGATTTAATGAAGATAATTAGACACAAAAACTCCTATATAATACCTACTAATAAAAATTTCTATACATGCTTCGTGAACAAAACTCATCATACAAATCAAAATCCTACGCTTGATTAACGTTTAATAATATATACATGGGAACTCCGATTTTGGACAAATAGATCAAAATTCTTCCATCAGGGGATGGATGGAAGACCTCTCTTCTCAAATTGCAATCTGCTAAAATCACATGAACGGACTTCCTCATGCGTAGTCATTCTTTCTTTGCTGCTGTGGGCAAAGATAGTTTTCACCTTATCCAAATAAAAATAAACAACTTATGGTCATAGGCTTTAATAGCCTATGACCGTATTTTGTTGTATTAGTAACCACCGTCACCTTGATCTTGTTGTGTATTAGCAGCATATTCAATCTTAGTTGCTTCTTTAACACGCATAATCATTTCCATATCAATATAACTTTCAAGCATTTTACCTTTTAAGTTATTGAAGAAGATTTGTTTAGCGTTATCATCTAAGTCATCAGAGAATGCTTCCATTGCAGCTTGTGCTACATCATTAGCATTTTGAATGATTTGGTTAGTATTAGTTAGATTCAAGAACATCGGAGTTGGTAAGTTAACTTTAATAACCGCTGTTGGATTATTAAACTCACCTCTATAGAGTTTAGTCATAATAGATGATAAGAATCTATTAGCAACTGTTTGTCTATTATAGATTTTCTTTAAGAATCTACTATTGGACATAGATGCTTGGATAGCATAGTCCATAGATTGTCTTGCTTGTACTATTTCAAATGGCACATCAGTACTATTGACTGCCATTGATTGGAGTTTTTCCATCAAATCAGTTTGTGGATCAATTTGTTGACCTTGCATAACTTCAAACTGTACTGGAGCATTACCACTATTATCAGTTGGAATAACAAAGTCATTGAATCTACCTAGGATATTCAATACATTCTTCATAGATTCTAATTGACGCATATTGAAGTTTTGACGTTTCAATTGATCAATAGTAGTTAATAGAATCTTAGAGATATTTGTATCAATACCAGATTGTTTTATATAGTATACACGACGGTCTTGTGCACGAGTCATTGCACCAATAGTATTGGTAATATATAGACCGATGAATAACTTAGCTGGTATCATAGACTTATACAAGTCAGAGATGCCACGATATGTATCTGGGTCTAATTTATAATAGCAATGAACTACATCATCAGGTGGTAAGAAAGTTACAT